CCGTACCGGGGATCAGCCGGTGTCCACGGCGGACATCCATCCCCTACCGGGTCCCACGCCGTCGCGCCAATAGCTTCTACCTATCGGTTCGCGTGAACTAGTAAGCAGTGCTTACAGGTTCAACCGCGGGCGCCCGTGCCACCCGGCGCAGCTCGAGGAGCTGGGAGCGTGTCCACGGTCTACCCGGCATGCAGACCACGCGTGCGCTTGTACGTCGAGATCACGTACCAATGCCGCCCAACGTGCTCGCCGATGGCGCGGACACCTAGCCCTTCGTTCAGCTTCGCGTCAACCAGTCGCCGCTCATGCTCGCTCAGGGCAGCATACCGGGCGTTGCGGCTCCCGGTCACCTCGACCATCGCGGCCTCCTTGTTCGCCGTGCCGACGTACTGCGCGACCGCGTCGGGTTGCCGCCCGAGGGCCGCGCCGATCTCCGGCCACGTTGCGCCCTGGGCGCGCATGTCACGGGCCTTCGCCAGCTCGCTGGGGCGCCAATGGCGGTAGGTATACTTAGGTACAACCTGCGTTGGCACGGCGACCTCGACTAGGTCACGCGCGGACCAATCCGCGTCTTTCAGCACGGCGACCATCGAATGCATCGCGCTCTCGCTTCGCCCGAGGCGCTCCCCCACCTCGCGCCAGGAGAGCCCCTCCTCGCGCAGCTGACGGGCGCGCTCGAACTCCGAGGGGCGCCACGGGGTGTTCGTGCGGGTCATGTCCCCTCCTTGAGGAGGCGGTGCTCGCCGCGCTCGATGGTGTCTGCGGCGTCCTGCGTGGTGTGCGTGTCGTACTCTTCGCGCAGCCACGCCACGACGGCGGCGCGCTCAGCAGAAACGGAGTCAACTTTGCGTTCGATCTCAAGCCGATCACACGCCTCACACCAGAACATCGCGTCGATCCTTGATCGGTAGTCGTCGCGCTCGCTGATGGCTGACGCGAGATGCAGTTCTAGTTCCTCGATGCGCTCGACCATCGCGTCGAAGTCGTCCTTCTGAACCATACGATACAGACCTGATGTGACGTACACAGATCGGTAGATGATACCGTCAAGGTTGATGCTCATGCCCCCTCCTCGCGGCGGTGCTCGCCGCGCTCGATGATGTCAGATGCCTCCATCACCACGGACCACCGCACCGACATGTCGTAGTAGCCGTCAACCGGGTGTGCCCATTCTCGCAGCCACGCCACCACGGCGGCGCGCTCTTGGGCGACCGCTTCGGCGACGATGTCCGCCGTCTCGTCGTGCTCTTCAACCCACTCTTCGTACGCCTGCTCAGCGTGGCGCTTGGCGTCCTCGACGGTCGGGCTCCAGCCCTCGGGAGCGTTGTCGTCCACGTCGTCGGTGATGACGCACCAGGAGAAGCCTTCCTTTTCATGCGGCCAGATGTCGATGGCGTGCGTGTCGTTCGGGTACGCTTCCCACTGCACGCCACCCGTGCACGGCGTCGTTTCGGTCCACTTCACGGCCACCTCCCCAGAAGCCGCACGATGGCGGCGATGATGTTTGCGAGCGTGCTCATCACAGGCCCCACGTGAGGAACATGATGACCAGCACGCAGCCGCCGCCAAAGATGGCGTCTCCGTGAAGGTCCCAGACGTAGCCGGGATCATGGTACAGGCAGCGAAGAGTGTCGTAGAAGCTCATTGGGTCCTCCTACCGTCGAAGCGACGGCTTCCTAGAAGTACCCATATCGTGCGAAGCGCGCAAGGGGAGCGCGTGAACTTTCTAGACGGGGGCCACCCAGACGTCGATGCGGCCTGCTTCGGGGATGGCGCGCTTCGTGATGTGCAGGTCAATCACGAAGCGATCGTCGGCAAGCACGCCCGCCTCCACCATGGCGTCTAGGACGATCTTCGCGACGTTGTCCGCGTCCGGCTTGGTCGCGTACGCGATGCCGCCGTTGACCTTCCGGAGAGCCCACCGTTCCCGGTCGCACCACGCAGGCCGCGTCTTCGGCAGGGGCCAGTACGCCACGACCTCCAGCTGGACAGGCTGCGCGATGGGCTCGCCCTGGCGCTGCTCGCGCAGCATCACGACCGCCGCCTCCATCCACGCGCGGTGCTCGGGGGGCATGTATACGCGCCCACCTCCTCGAGCAGCTCGGGGACGGGATGCGCCACGGGGGACTAGGCCGATGGTGTAGTCAGCGGTCATCACTCCACCTCATGCGCGAACAGGGGACCCAGCGTGTACCGGATGCGCGCTCGCGCGATCTCCGCGTACTCGGGTGATAGCTCGCACCCGATGAACTGTGCGCCTTCCAGCATGGCCGCACGGCCCGTGGAGCCCGACCCGGTGAACGGATCTAGCACCGTGCCGCCCGGGGGCGTGACCATGCGAACCAGGTGGCGCATGAGGTCCGTGGGCTTGACGGTGGGGTGGATGTTCCGGTTGTTGGCGCGCTGCTGGTCCGGTTGCCCACCAATGCCGTTTCCCAGGGTCGGGCGGGGCCGCTGGTCGAACGCATCACACCCCTCCTCCCTGTCCTCCCGCCCGGCCTTCGCCGTGTAGAAGAACCGCGCCGCCTCTCCCAGCCCTGCGGTAGCCTCGTCGCTTCCGTCGTGGATGAAGTTGGCGGGCCAGCGTCCGGCGCCTCCGTCCTCTACGATGCCTTGCGAATTGCTGCCGCCATACCCCATGGAAGCGTTCCGTAAAAGTGGGCGCGCGTCTCGATGGCCCACCCTACACCCATCCACATTGATTGCCCCCGTCCCGTGCCGCAGCACGTTCGCCGCGACGGTGCCCTGTAGCGGCTTGCGCGCCATGCAGATCGGCTCATGCGCGGGTTTCAGCGCGGTCCCCCAGCCGGACCATTGGCGGGCGTCGTGGGTGCATGGATCGCTGATGTCTCGGAAACCGCTAAACCCTTCTCCAGCGTAGCTGATGCCGCCTGAGTATGGTTTATTTCCCGGCATGGTCGGAACCATGATGCGTTTCCGCTCAGCCCCCGCCGCCTTGTCGATAGCCTTCGACACATCCAGCGACTTCGGGAACCCGCTCCCGTACACCCACATGATCTGGTCGCGGATCTCGAAGCCCGCGTCCTCGATAGCGCAGACCATCCGGTGGTACGTGCGCGAGCCAGAAAAGGCGAGGATGTGCCCGCCAGGCTTCAGCACGCGCAGGGCCTGCCGCCACACCTCTAGGTCGTAGGCGATGCCCGACGCATCCCACGCCTTGCCCATGAAGCCCAGCTCGTAGGGCGGGTCGCACACGACGGCGTCCACCGATGCGTCCGGAAGTGTCGCCATGCTGAGGCGGCAGTCGCCGACAATGATCCGCGCCCTCACGAAGCGTCCGCACACGCCGCCGTGAGGAGCTCCACAGGCTCCATCGCCAGCGCGCGCGCCAACGCCATCATGGCCGTCGTCGAGGGGCGATACTCGCCTGCTTCCCAACGCGTGACCTGCGAGGCCGCTACGCCGACCTGCCGGGCCAGCTCCGCGCGGCTCATCTCCATCCGTTCGCGCTCTTCGCGGATCGTCTTGCCGAGGGTGGGGTACATCATGGTCCGGCAGTATAGTGCAGTTGCGCTTAGCGCAAGCCTTGCTAGTTATGGGGCATGACACACCACCAACTCGCGCTCACAAACCTCCTCACCTTCCTCCAAGAGCACCACGCCGAGGACCTCGGATACGTGGCCTACACGGAGGGCCGCGCCAGCGTCACGCTCAACCGCTCGCCGAAGGGGGCCACGATGCTTGGGTGGGAATGGAACCCGTCCCCCTCGCTGCGCGGCACCATCGTCCACACGACGCCCTCGGGCATCCTCGTCATCGCACCGGAGTTCACACGATGATCCTCTCCCAATCCCCCGAGCTTGACCAGCTCGCCACCGCCCTCGCCATCGCGCAGGGCTCCATTCAGGGCGCGGTCAAGGACCGGACCAACCCGGCGTTTAAATCGTCCTACGCCGACCTCGCGAGCGTGTGGGATGCGTGCCGCGCTGCTCTCTCGTCCAACGGCCTGAGCGTCTCCCAGCATCCGGGACGCCTGGAGGATGGTAGCGCCACCGTGACGACGATCCTTCTCCACAAGTCGGGCCAGCACATCGCCTCGGTCTGCGCGGCCCTCCCGCGCGACCAGAGCCCCGCCGCCGTGGGGTCCGTCGTGACGTACCTGCGCCGCTACGCCCTCGCTGCCGCGGTCGGGGTTGCACCGGAGGACGACGATGGGCAGGCGGCACACCACGCGGTCCCGCACGCGCAGCCCCAGCGGGCGCCGACACAGGCTCAGCGCGTTGCCGAGGCCTTCGGTGGGCGTGTGGAGAGCGTCGAGCGCATGGCGCCCTCGCCCGCGTTCATTGACCCGTCCTGCCCGACGTGCTCGGGCATTATGTGGGACAACAGGGAGAAGAAGACCAACCCGAAGGCGCCCGACTTCAAGTGCAAGGACAAGAACTGCCAGGGCGTGATTTGGAAGTACGGCGAGAAGCCCCGCGGCCCTGTGCCTCAGACGCGCGGCCCCCTCCTCGACGCGCCGCCCCCCACTGACGACGACATGCCCTTCTAAGGAGCGACCATGACGACGACGTACGACCTGATGCGCGGCGCTGCCCGCGTGCAGATGGAGATTGAAGAGAACTCTGGCCTCCTCAGCGAGGAGACCGCGGCCTTCCTCACGACGTGGATCGAGCAGTCCGAGGACAAGGTCCTCGCCTGCATGCACCTGGTCCGGCGCATGGAAGCCGAGGCGGAGCTCCTCGAGCGCGAGGAGAAGGCCCTGCGTGCGAAGCGGAAGACGTGCGAAGGCGTGGCGGACCACGTGAAGGCCCTCGCGACCGGGCTGCTCATCGCTCGCGAGTCGATGGGCGAGGAGCCGAAGGTGAAGGGGCCGACCTACTCGGCGTGGCTCGCCGAGACGCAAAGCATCGTCGGACCCGAGGACGTGTCCGCATGGCCGGAGACGTGGCGTAGGACGAAGGTGGAGCCCGACCGCGCCGCCGCCCTGAAGGCAGCGAAGGCGGGACAGGAGCTCCCCGAGGGCTTCGCCCTGGAGAGTAAGCGTGGTGTCCGGTGGCGATGATCCCGTCGGGCGCACTGCGCCAGCGCCTCGAGGCCCTCCGTCAGAAGTACGCGCAGGATCGGCGCATCGCGCACGTGCAGGCCATCGTCGCGGCGATGGTCCAGCTGGACGAGGTCGAGGCGTACGCCGAGGAACAGGAGGACGCCCTCCTGCACGACCGCGCGCAGCTGGCGACCTTCGGCGAGCGGTGAACCTGTAAGGAAGGCTTACAGGTTCGCCCTAGTGCGCGGGCTTCCCGGCGATGAGAACGATCTCGAAGGCGACCGTGGTGTGCGAAGGGGCGTAGATCGCCACCTTCGTCACCGCCGCGAACCCGGACGCCGAGTTGCCGTCGAGCGGGAACTCGAGGACTTCGTCGACCGTGAGGTAGTTGGGCCCGCCAGCGCCGCCGTCGACGAGGGTCTGGTCGAAGGAGATCGCGAGCTTCTTCGTCGCCTTCTCAGGGTTGTTGATGATCATCGCCACGCCTGAACGCGTGGGGATGAGCACCTCCTGGACGATGTTGGAGACGCCGTTCGTCGTGCCGCGGTAGGTGAAGGGCAGGGTCGCGGGCTTCCGCAGGTCGATAACGGCCATTAGTCGAGCCCATCCCGAGCGAGGAGGAAGGCGAGGTGCAGCACGGCCTTGACCAGCTTCTTCCGCTCGCCTCGCGAGATCTTCTTCCCGCCTTCACTGTCGGCGCGCGTTGCGGAGCGCACCTCGGCGATAACGGCGAGGACTTCGGCGGGGAGTTCTACCAGCTCAGCGGGGTCATACATGCGTGCACCTCTCGCGCATACGTACCCCATAGCGAGACGACGCGCCGCCTCGACACCATGCCGGGGGAGCGCGCCGCCTTTCTGGGGTAGGGTTCCCCCAGCGCCTAGTAACGCTTCGGCGTGTAGGTCTTCCCGTCGAAGGCGAGACTTTCGCCGCACTTCTTCGGGTCACGGTACGGCGCGCCCAGGGAGATATGCACCCACGCGCTCCCCGCCGGCTTCTCGAGGATGCACTGGCCGAACTTCAGCCCGGACTGAGTGACGATCCATTTGTGCAGCTCGTCCACGGTCGTCGAGGGGCACACGATGTCCGCGGCCTCGCCCTTCGAGTGCTGGGACGTGGCGCTCCCACCCACTGCCGCGTTGACGGCAGGGCCTCGGAAGCCGGAGTTGACCCGCACGGCGCCGAACTTCGCGCGGATTACCTCGAGCATCTCGGCGACGAGTTTCAGCTTGTCGATGTAGTCGCGGGCCTCGCGGCGGTTGGCGTCCTGGAGGGCGCTCTGACCCGTGCGGGTGAGCTCCTCGAAGCTGAAATGCTCAGTCAGGGTCATTCGTCACGCTCCCCGTCGCCGCGCTCTTCGTCCCGAAGAAGTACGCGAAGACCATTAGACAGGTATCCTTCACGAAGTTCACGATGGCGCTACGCTCGCCTTCCCTCAGGAGGAGCACGTCGGGGCCAGCGATAAGCAAGTCACAGACGTAGACGGCGACGAGGATCGCAACCATCGCCGTCGCGAAGAAGGTCAGCGCTTCGATAATGCTCTTCCCGGTGCGGAAGATCCGCGCGACGAGCAGCTGGATGGCGACGACGATGGCCAACCCGCACAGGATGGCGACAACGGTTCCCGAGGGCGTGTCGTAGAGCGACGAGAACGGGGCCTCAGCTGCCGTGGTGACGGCGTTGTGCGGCTCGGTCATGACTACGTCGTCGGTGACCCGCTCTAGGACGTCGAGGCCGCTATCAGCGTCCACTAACGGCCACGCTGAAGCGTATCGACATCGGCCCGAAGCGCGTTCACATCGCGGCGCAGCGACACCAGCTCGGAGCGGAGGGCCGCGCCCTCGCGTTCCATGCCCTCTAGGCGACCGTCGATGCGCGCGAGGATGGTTCGCATGTCGGTCACGTCCTGCGCGGCAATAGCGGGCGCAGCCTTCGCCTCGCTCAGGTAGCCGCCAGCAAGGCCGGTCCCGCCGACGGTCGCAGCGCCAATAAGCATGACGGCCCACACGGGGACACTGACTAAGCGGTCGGTCCACCGCGACGGAGCTGAGTCAGGCATCTGGCCTCCCTTCAGAGGCGGGACTAACCGACGAGGCGAAACCGCGCGATATCGGCGCCCGTCGCGTCCTCGAGCTCGCAGAACTCGTTCGCCCAGGTATGCACCTCGACGTGCGGAAACGCGGGCAACGTCGTCACGCCGCACGTCTCAGAGACCGTGGCGCGGGCCGTCTCCGGGTAGGCGGCGACGTACTCCTCGATCTGTTGCGTGTAGGTCATGGCGTCCTCAGTACTTCAGGAGCAGGGCATCGCCCGTCGCGGAGCTAGTGCTATGCGCGATGCCGTAGGCGGCGATTACGCCCGGCGTCGGGTCGATGCGCTGGTGGTACAGGACAGGGCGTCCCCAGTACGTCTCGCGTAGGCGCCCCACCCACCCGCTTGTCGAGGGCATGAACAGGGGCGTCCCGGCGAACTCGCCCGCAAGGTTTGTCTGGGTGACCGCCGTGGCCGTCCCAGCTGAGGTCCACGACCGCGACACGGTATCGATTGTGGTTACGCCAGGACGCCAGATATAGCCGTGACTGTTTCCGGCGTTAACCCCTTGAAACCAGAGCGTGGTCGAGCCAGCAGCCGACAGGAAGTTGCTGCCGAGTGCCGTGGCGCCGGACGTGGTGAACCCATAGCGACGCCCGTCCGTCTCGCAGGCCGCGGCAGTTACCGTCTCCGGGTCGAAGATCCCGCCGATGCACGCGACAGACACTGACGTAGCGTTCGTCAGCATTTCTACCCAGACCGTCTCCTGAGTCTCGTACACGCAGCAGGCGATGGACGTGTACGTCGTCGCGGCGTTGCCGAGGCGCGTGTACCCGGAAAAACGAGGGTTAGTGAACGGGGTCCCAGCGTTCCACGTCGTAAACACACCCGCCGAGAGCTGGTGCCCGATGTGCAGACCGCTAGCGGTGAACTGGTCAGGAAGTATCATTGTGGGGGAAGGCGTCGGTTGAACGCTTCGTCCCGCGATGATTACGCGCTGGTCCAGCGTTCCATTCGCAGGCTTGCCCCATACTGCCTCGGTCACGCCGCCATTCTGGACACGGGTCCACGTCCAGCCCGTGGCTCCACTCCCCGAAAAGGCACGCGCGGAACCGTCCGAATACGTGGTGACGGTGGGGTCGACGACGGCCCAGAAGGCGTCGAGGACCGCGGGGATGGTCATTGACTGAGCGTTGACGGTAGCCAGACGGCGATGCTTCAGCGCTTCGAGGCTCATACAACGCTCCCGGTGAATATCGCCACGTCATTCCGGAAGAGGATGGTCCCTTCCTGAACCAGCTCGCCCGTGAAGAGGCCAACACCCGCGATTAGGGGCACCCACTGTAGGACGCCCGCGCGGCGAACCAGCATCGTCTCGTTCGCGGTTGCCTGCACCACGACAGGCGTCCCGCCACCATTCCACGCAGCGACCCCAGTGGAGCTCCCCGTGTGCCCCGCAGAGGTCCACGCCAGCGAGCTGAGCGCCGTGTGAGCAGGGACAGGCGGGGAGCCGTGGCTATGGTCCCCTCGCGCGTAGTCCGTCGAGGTCCCAACGACAGGCTGAAGGCCAGGCGTCGTCTCAGAGACGACCGTCGAGGCAGGCGTCCCGCCACCGCCACCGCCACCTGACGCGGCGATGGTCACCTCGAGGACGCCCCCGACCTCGGCATCCGTGATCGTGACGTTTTGCCCCGCCTTCAGCTTAGCGGCGACCTTAGCCGACGCCGCGTCTCGATAGAGCGGGATGCGCGCCATGTCAGGCTACCGGGGTCCAGGAGAGGACCGTGTCGTTCTCGTCCGTGTCGACGAGGCAGGGCAAGGTCCAGCCCTGCTCGCCCGAGAGCACCACCCACTTTGGCGGGATGCCGACGTAGTAGCCAGCGCACCCGTTGGCGATGGCGATCTCGGTCGCGGTCTCGGAGGGGAAGTCGACGGGCACGATGAGGGACTTCATGGTGAGCTCCTAGCTACGCGAGGATCAGATAGGACACAGACCCAGCAGTACCAGAGACACCGACGCTACCGGTGCCAGCCGCAGCGCCACCGGCCCCACCGGCTGCGGACACTGTGCCGCCGATGGAGGCGCTCGGGGTCTGCGTGATGATGCCCACGTGCCCACCGCCGCCGCCGCCGCCGCCGCCAGCCGCTCCGTTACCTGTCGACACGGCATCGCCGCCCTTGCCGCCGATGGCGGAGATCGTCCCGGTGTTCACGATGTACCGCGCCGCGATGTAGACATCGCCGCCGCCCGACCCACCGCCGCCCGAGGTCGCAGTACCCGTGCCGACCTGGCACCCGCCAGCCCCGCCGCCTGAGCCGCCATTCACCGCCGTCGCGCCACGACCATACCCTAGGAGGGAGGCCCACCGAGACGAACCAGGCGTAACCGCCCCGCCTACGCCGCCAAGGTTGCCGCCGTCGCCCTGCCCGCCAGCGCCGCCAGTAGGCAAGACACCCGTCGACTGATAGCTGCTAGAGGTGATCGCCTGCCCTGCCGTGCCTGCGCCTGTAGTGCTGCGGCCAGCGCCGCCAGCGCCGGATGCGGCGCCCAGAAACTGACGAGCTGATAGAGCCAGTCCATTAGTCGCGCCTGTCGCGGGGAGCCCATCGTCGTTGAACGAGCCCGCGTTCGTGAGCGTGCCGCGCATGAACATACGGAAGCCCGCAGGCTTGATGACTGCGCCCGCCTGGATGGTCAGGTCTTGGTAGTTCCATTCCCGGTTGATCGTGTACGTCGCGGGCACGTAGACGTACGTGCCGTCGCTGCCGTCGCCAAACATGCCGAGCATGTACTCTGCGCTAGTCGCGGTCCCGCCCGCCGAGGGGACGGTAGGGAAGGTCTGCGTCGCGGCCATCAGAACACCTCGACGACAATGTCGATGTCGGCGGCGTTATCGGACCCGGCGTTGAACCCCGGCTCGACGTAGAAGCGGCCCACGGCATCGGTCTTGAACACAACCCCGACGCAGGCCACGTCGAAGAGGTCCGCGACGACCGTCGAGCTCCCGGCGAACTCCTGGTTGACCGAGCCCGCCGTCGCCGCCGAGGCCGAGTAGACGCGGGGCGTGAAGCTCGCCGCAGTCCCGGCGCTACGCTTGACCTTCACGCGGTGCAGCTGGACGAGGCACGCCTTCCCGATGGTCTCCACCGTGAGGCGAGTCGATGCGCCATAGCTGGTGACGGCCTCAGAGACTTCAAGGCGAACCTTCTCGCCGTGCTGAGTAGAAGTGAACGTAGGCATGCCCTAGCCCTCCTGGACGCGCAGAGTATAGCGCACCGACCCATCCGCGGCCCATGCTCGCGACTGCACCAGGCATAGACGCTCAGTCCACGCGAGGTCTGGGTCGGTGACCGTCACGTAGTCTCCCGGCTCAACCCACCCGTAGGTCTGCGGCGCTGAGTACTCGACGACGCGCGAGGGGAGCGCCCACCGTCGGGAGCGCCACGCCAGCACACGGGAGGCGGTGAGATCGTCGTGCACGATCGCCGTCTCCAGGGCGTCACGTCTCACGCCATATTTCACGGTAGACCGCGCGAGGATGGGGTCGCTCCAGTAGCTGAGGGCCAGCGAGGTCGCCCCACCGAAACGCAGTCCTCGAGGACGGGAGGCGGGGTCGCCCACGGCCCACATCTCACGCGTGTAGTCCTCGGCGCGAGGGGCCCACCCGTACTTCAGCTGCACAGTGTTGGCGACCTTGTCCCCGTCCTCGTAGGTGACCACGCTCTCGCGTGCGATGTCTAGGTCGGTCGTGAGGTCCCAGGTGGTGACGGCGTCGTCTACCTTTGCGTCCCAGCGCCACACCAACGGGTAGACGCCACGCGGCCCGACCGTCATGGAAATGGGCACGATGTCCAGGATGACCTCCCGGATGTACTCGGCGACGGTCACCGACTCGTCTAGGTAGGTCGACACTTGGAACGCCCGGAGCTGCTCGCGCGCCAGATTGACGCGGGCATGGTCGACCTCCTGTTCCGTCAGCGACAGGAGCCACGCCAGGTAGTCGCCTGCGTAGCGCAGGGGGCCGATGTTCTGGTCGATGAGCCCGCCGCCGTCGTTCCATATGACGACTGCGCTCTCCGTCGTGTTCGTCCACGTGGGCACGGCCACGCCCACGAAGTCCGAGACGAACGACACGACCTCGCCGCTATCGAGCGTGCACGTCAGCACGGAGAATGTCGCTTCGGTGCCGTCCGTCGCCCGGAGCGTGACGGTCGTCGCATCGACGGCGTGTCCGGCAATCATCCAGAGGAAGTAGTAGTCAGTCGTCGCGGGAACGCGGAACGTCTCGACGCGCGTGGCGATGGTTCCGGGAGTGAGCCCATTCCCCGGCGTCCCCAGCACGACAGGCAACACGACCGAGGCGGTGGCGTCGAAGTTGGGGTTTGTGCTGCCGATGTATTCCAACCCGGTGACCGCCTGCGCGGCGAAGGCGAAGGCAAGCGGGGTGACGCTCACCGTGCGGATCTCGCTCTCGTCGGTGAGCACATCCTGCTCGATGCTTGCCTGCACGCCCTCGCCCTGGGCGCCGTACTGGGGCTCGACAAGTCGTCCACGCACGAAGGGCCGACGCGCAGTCCACGGGTCACCGTCGGCCAGCTGCGCCAGCTCGGCAGTACACCCGGCGAGGTCGTGCCCCTCCTCGATGAGCGCGGCCACGTCGATGCCGAGGTCGAAGGCGACACCACAGGACCGCCGCGGGGCCTCGGTCGCCCATAGGTCGATGCTCTCCACCGTGTCGCTCGTCTCGAGGAGGCCGTCGGTCAGGACGATGGTACCGCCCGCGCCGTCGTCGATGGTCATGGCCTCGTCGGTCATGTACCAGGTACCGCCCGCGTACTCGAGACTTAGGACCCAGCGGATAGTCCCGGATAGTTGAGCAAGCGTCCAGCGGTCGGTCACAGTTCCTCCTCGATCCGGACGTTGGAGGTACGTACCATCTCACCCGTCGCGCCGTTGCCAAGCCATTCAGTACCCTGCACGGTCTCCACGCTGACCTCCGAGACGATGCGCCCGTACAGGTGGAGGTCGGGGTGGACGACCATCTGCGTCGTACCGAGGGCCACGCGCGGAAGGTGGGCGACGTAGACGATGGGCGTGGAGGGCCCGTCGAGATGCTCTACGATGCCACGCATGAGGGCGGGACCGTCCATCTTCGCCGCCGCAGGCTCAGGCGTACCCGTCGAGGACGCATAGAAGAAGTCAGGCGTGCTCGCCGTCTGGTCGACACCAAACGCGCTCTGGTCAGCGGCGTCCGTCCACCCGAACTCCACTGCGCGGCGCGTCGGGCCTGCGACCTGCGAGGTCCGGCGTCCGTTCGCGCCCGTGCGGAGCTCCACATTCGGCTCGGACGTGAGCGTGCGGCCCCAGCTGTACCGTCGCCCGAAGACGGCGAGGTGCCCGAGGACCATCACGCCGATCTCGTAGTACGTCTCGGCGACCTG